AGAAATCAATTAAATCGGATTGAAAAAGAAGCCGGTGCAGAAATGGGTTCTAGTGACTCCGTTACTACTCCAAAAAGATTAGCTAGTTATACAACTCCTGTAGAAACTGAACTAATGGTTAGAAGCTCTCAAATGGCTGAAGATCATGTTGTAGAAATTCTTGGTGAGTTTATGACAGATGCTCGTCTACAAACTGAAATACAAGCTGCTAGAAAACAAGGTAAAACATTAGCTGAAATATGGGGTGATTCTGCTGAACTTATAAAAGAAGTTTATGAAGGTAGAAATAGATCTGACATAACTCCTGAACAGTTCTGGGCAAGAATGTTTGAAGAACCTACTGTTATTAAGAAAGGTGCACCTGATGAAATTACTATCTGGGACCCAGAAAAAGCTAGTGCTTCAAGATTAATCATTGGTTCTTTAATGAGAGAACTAAGAGATGCTGGTATAGGTGCTAGAGAACTGGCGGATATTGCCGATCTTAGTGATATTGATGGTCCAGCTAAAGCTATATACGAAAAGATTATTGCTGGTTTAACTCAAATTAAATTGTCTAGTATGAAAACATCTGGACAGTTAAGAGCGTTTGGAGCTGGCAAACAATCATTAAAACAATTAAATGAAACTGTTAACAGACAAGTAGCAGAATCTATTGATGCTTTCCGTTTAGCTTTTAAAGTAGCTGGCGATGAACCTAGCGGTGATTTATTTAAAGCATATATGGAAGTCATCTCTATGAGTAATGACATCCGTAATGTTAAAGACTTTGATAATTGGGTTCGTAAAAAACTAAAAGGTGGAGACTTCAACGGTCAAGCTAAAACTGGTGTTCTTATAAAAGAACTAGAAGCCATGATGATTCACAGTGTACTTAGTGGTCCAAAGACTTCTGTCAGAGCGATCATGGGTACAGGTACTGCAACATTCTTAAGACCTATATCTCAAGTAATAGGTTCAACTCTTACTGGTGATGTAGTTACTAGAAAAGCTTCTATTTCTGCTTTAACTGGAATGATTGAAACTATTCCAGAAGCATGGAAATTGTTTAATACTAAATTAAATGCTTACTGGTCAGGCGATATATCAACAATTAAGTCACGTTATATAGAACGTACTAAAGGTGATGAACAATGGGCGATATTTAGTGATTGGGTAGAAAATAGTGGTAGAGCGACTCTTGGAGACAAAGCTGCTTTCTATATGGCAAATATGGCTAGATCATTAAATGATAATAAATTTCTTACTTACTCAACTAAGATAATGGCTGCTACTGATGATACTTTTGGGTATCTATTAGCTAGAGCTAAAGGCAAAGAGAAGGCTATGAGAGCTGCTATAGATGCAGTTTCTAAAGGTGATGTTGTAGAAATAACTCCAGATTTACTGAAAAACTATGAAAATAGATTCCTTTCAACTGTTCTTGACCCAGATGGAAACATTACTGATGCAGCTACATTATATGCAAAGAAAGAAGCTACATTAACTCAAGACCTTACTGGTTTTGCAAAAGGTCTAAATGATGTATTTGAAAAAGCTCCGTGGGCTAAACCTTTCTTTTTATTCGCTAGAACTGGTGTAAACGGATTAGCATTAACTGCTAAACATACTCCAGGATTTAACTTTTTAGTAAAAGAATATAATGAAATAGCTGGTGCTACTGTTGATAACTTACAAGATGTTGCTAAGTACGGTATTACAACTGCTGAAGAATTAGCTAATGCTAAAGCTTTACAAACTGGAAGACTAGCTATTGGTGGTTCGATAATTACTATGGCTTCCATGCATTTTATGAATGGAGGTTTAACAGGTAATGGACCGGCTGATCGTCAGATGAGACGTGCATGGATTGATGGAGGATATAAACCTAGAACTATTACTATCGGTGGAGTACAAGTAGGTTATGACTCATTTGAACCATTTAACTTAATACTTTCTACTATTGCTGATATTGGAGACTACAGCCAATTAATGGGTGAGGAATGGACTGAAGATAATTTACAGAAATTAGCTTTAGTTGTTGCTCAAGGTGTTACAAGTAAATCTTATTTAGCTGGTATGCAGCAATTTGTAGATTTGTTTGGCGGTAGTCCTGGACAGACAGAAAGGATTGTTGGTGGTCTTATGAATAACATTGTTCCTATGAGTTCCATGAGAAATGAATTAGGAAAACTATTCAATCCACATATGAAAGAATTGAATGCTGGTATATGGCAATCAATTAGAAATAGAAACTTAATAACTGAAGGTTTAGCTGTTAATGAAATACCTACTAAATACGATTTATTAAACGGAAAACCAATTAGAGATTGGGATTTTCCTACTCGTATGTTTAATATGTTTAGTCCTTTTTCTATTAATTTAGATCAAAGCGAAGGTAGAAAACTTTTGTTTGAAAGTAAATATGATATGAGACTTTCTACTCTATCTTCACCAGATGGATTAAGTTTAAAAAAATCTCCAAGACTAAGGTCTTTATTTCAAAAGGCAATTGGAGATCAAAATTTAGAAGCAGTATTAAACAGATTAGCTCGTGATCCTAGAGTAATTCAATCACTTCTGTATATGCAAGGTGATTTGAATGCTGGTCGAAGAGAAATGGACCCAAGATCTGCATATGTACATAACCAATTAATTCATAGATTATTCCAAGATGCTCGTAAAAAAGCTTGGGCAAAATTAATGAGTGACCCTGAAGTAATCCAACTAATTACTGAACAAAGAAGATTAGATGCTCAAAATTTAGCTTCTTTAGATAAGACTGCTAATGACCTTTTATTAGTAAATAGATAACCCACCCGCCAATTAAATAACAAATCGTTTGTAAATACAAATGGCGACAACTGAACATTTTAGAAACGGAGGAGGTACATCCTTTAACTTCGTTTTCCCGATTCTTGCGAATAGCGATTTAAAAGTAGAAATTTATAACGCTACAACAGGAGTATGGGACCTCAAAACTGAAAACACAAGTGGTCAAACAGATAATGACTACACAATATCAAACACAAATGTAGTATTTAACAGTGCTACTCCATCTGGAACAGGTAATGTACATATATATAGAAATACAAATGTAGATAATCCAGCAGCTGTTTATGCTGCCGGTTCTTCTATACGTGCAGTTGACTTAAATGATAACCAAACACAGGTTTTATATTCAACTCAAGAAAGCGTAGGACAGCTTGTAAGAGAAACAGATCTTAAAGATTCAATAGTAACATCAGCCAAAATTGCAGATGGAACTATTGTCAATGCTGATATAAATACATCCGCAGCGATAGCGGGTACAAAAGTGACTCCATCATTTGGATCGCAAAACCTTTCAACTACTGGTACTGCTGCAACAGGTGCACTTACAGTTACAGGTGCTATAACCTTATCTGGTTTAGTAGATACTAGAGACGTAGCAGCTGATGGTACTAAGTTAGATACCATTGAAACTAATGCTAAAGATGACCAAACAGCAGCAGAAATAAAAACATTACTGCAATCTAATAAATTAACTGATTCTGAAATAACAACAGGTACTTTAGATAATAGATATTACACAGAATATGAACTTAATGCTGGTCAGTTAGACAATAGATACTATACACAAACAGATGCAGCAAACACATTTTACCGTAAATCTGGTGATACAGTAACGTCAACTGGCAGTTGGATTTCACAAGACAATTACATTGCAACAACAAAAGCCTTAGATGCAAGAATAGTAGACCTAATAGATGACATAGGTGGATTTATACCAGTAACAGAAAACACTTTTCCTAATAATAATCCTGATCTAAATAATGGACCTGGTACTATCGTAAGTTTAACAATAAGTGCCTATGGATCTGCTTTAACTAGTACCTCAAATGGTAGTAATACAAGTTGTAGAACTGCCGATGGAACTGGCATTGTTACTCTTACTGGTTTACCAGCCAGTACTAGTTTTGCTATTGGTTCTGGAATACTTCTTGAAACAACTACAAATCAACATATTTATGCATTTCATAGACTTGTACCAAAAGCAACTGAAGTAACTACTGTTGCTGGTATTTCGACAGAAATAGGAAACATAAATACAAACCTAACTAACGTAAATGCGGTAGGTACTGACATAAGTAACGTAAATACAGTAGCTAATAATATGGGTACAATATCTAGTGTTATTAGTAATTTAGGTACTTTCGCTGCTGTTGATAATATAAGTACTGAGGTAGCAACACTTGCAGGTCAATTTAATCAGATAACAACACTTTATCAAATTTCATCAGACATAACAGCAGTTGCAAATGATGCTACTGATATAGGTGCTGTTGCTGGTA